TGAATGGCATCCTACTAATTCTCCGCTACCCTGTTTTACAACAGCGTACCCTTTACATCCTGCTACGTTTTGTTTAATTTCCCAAGGCATATTTTTCTCCTAGTCGTTTGGTATATCTTTAAAGTCTTTTGGATCTATTTCCACAAGACCTTTTTCTTTAGCTATTTTTTGTCCTTCTGGACTTAAATGCAAAGTTGCCTGTAAATTTTCATCATATTCAATTTCTACTAAACCAGCTTCATACAATTCAATCAAAGACCTATCAACATAATCAACATGGGACTGCCATAATTCTGGGGCTAGATCTTTTGCAAGTTCTTGATTTATGGAATAAATCATCTCTCCATTTTCATCCATGCCCTCTAAATTAACCACTCCTATCTCTAGATAATATGCCAACATTTCATCGTCATTCTTATCTTCAAGACTCATTTATGGTTCCGTCCTCATTTTTATCAATTGTTGTTTCTACTATCTGCTGAACATATTCAGAAAAGTGTTTTCTAATACTTCCTAGCGGTCTAGAGCCAGCAGACTTCCAGATTCTCTTATATTCTATCACATTAGCAAATGTAGTAGGGCAAAGTGGTACTCCATTATATTCTTTTAATACTGTAGGCAGCGGGACGTGTTTGCCGCAACACTTACATTCTTTTGCTCTTTCTTGATATATACTCATACTATTTCCATTCCGTCTAATACATCTGATAAATCCTTGGGCATTCTTGGTGGCCTTATCATGTTCATTACGATCTCGTCTTCTTCTTTTTCTCTATCCCACTTCAAAGAGCTGTAGGTATGTATGTCTATCTCTTCGTTGTTTTGTGGCCTGCTTCTACTAATTGCGTTATATACAGAACCGCAAACAGCATCAGCCAAGTCTTTTGATCCTTTTCGTGGGTGATCAACCCTGTCTCTCATAATTTTTAACTGAAGTAATTCGTCTATAAGCAATTTAATTGCAGGTCCGCTTAATCTATCTTCTGCAACGACCATAGCCATGTCATCGTAATGTTTTTTTGCAACTGACAATGTTTCTGTGTTAATACCATATTGTTTTAATTGCTGCATCATGTCGTGAGAGTTCCAACGGTCAAACGTGCAGACACGGATCTTAAAACCTTTTGTTCTAAGAGATAATATATAATCTTTAACTTCTGTAAAGTCTACAGATTTATCTGGAGTAGGTGTCCAATATCTAACTGCATCAACTTCAACAATAGGGGCAGGCTGTGAGTACGTGTCTGTTACTTTTACATTCACCCATTTCTGTACATGTGCCATAGAGACCGCACAATGGTCATGTTTTTGTGCAAGGTCTACGTGCAAGAAGTACTCCTTGTCTGGATCTGGCGCAAACCAAGTTTCAAATCTTCCAAACTCATCTACTGCTAGAGCCATATTGCTAAATGCTTTTTCAATTTTTTCACGAGACTTAAAGAATGCATCAATTGCTTCTGATGGCATACATGCAAATCTTCCTAGTGCATCTGGAGTATTTTTATAGAAAGCAACTTTAAAATCTTCTATGCTTCGTGTAGGATTAATTTCCCATGTAGGTCTACGCAGAGCATACATCCTAGGATATTTATAAGATAGGATATGATCTTCTTCCCATTCAATATCAAACTCATTACCTTCCGTGCCGTCTGGTAGAGTATTGTCTAATTTAAAATGATGTGTTCTTACTACCGTTTCTTTTTCAGCAACTACATCGTCATATCTTTGTTGGATATAATCGTTTTTATATCTTGGGAATGAGAGCAAAATAACTTTGCCGTAATCTGGGAAACGTGAGTCTACCGATGCACGATACATTTCATATATAAGACTTCCAGTCTTTGCCTGTTCATGACCAGTTGTATTTTCTACGCTAAAACCAGAAATTTCGTCAAGAATCACAACAATTACGTTGTATCCTTCCCAAGCCTCACGCTCTGAGTGACCTGAATGAACTGTAATATTTTTATTAAATTTAATTTCAGAAGCTTTTTCTGTGTATTTTCCAACAAACCAAGGGCACTTATCTATGCGTGTTCTAAACCCTTTAAAGAATACGTTATTTGCCTGCTGTGCGTTGATAGCAATATTAATAATATCAATAGAATCTCCAGGCGGCTTACCGTAATAAGATGCTGGATCTTTAAGGCACAATAGTAAATATACTATATAGGCTACTGATATGGTTGAGCAGTAATCTTTTCCAGAACCTTTACCTAACTGAGCAACAACCTCATTGGCTGTTTGCTTAAACATTCTAACGCCTTCATCTTCACCAAACAGTTTAACAAGGGTAGACTCTTTATAAATCTGAGAACTCTTTTCAATAAGAGTGTATTGATATTCAGATAGTGGCGGCAGGCCTAAATAGTCTGGGCTCTGTACAAATGTTCTTAGATCTACTGGACGTTCATCAAACTCTTCGCCATCCAGCATATCAATTAAATCATTAAAATTAAGATCCATTAAATTGACCACCATCCCTGAGCAGTAGCTTTTCCACTAGATATCCAATCCTTGTGTAGTCTTGCTACTTCTTTCCAATCAATTCTGTGTGTAGGCAGGCCACATTTTGGACACAGGTCTGTATCCATTTCTTTATAGACATGCTCACAGTACATTAGCCTCTTCTTCGTTTAGTATTACTGGTTCAACGATTCCAGTAATTTGCGATAAGCGCTTTGCAACATCCATCTTACATTTAGGACATGCGGCTGTTACTTCTTTTAAAATCTTGACAAGGATATCTTGTTTGCGTTCTGTTTCTGCAATCTGGTTTGCTAACTCGGCATTATCTAACAAGCCCACTTCTTGCAGCATTCCAATTCTTTTACCTTCAATATCTGCAATTAATTTTAGGGCTGTAGCCTTAACATTTAATTGGCCCGCCTGATCTGCATCTTCTACAGTTTTCCACGCTTCTTTAATAAGCATGGCATAGTGTTGGTCTGCTCCTGAGATGGCTTCCTTAGCCCTTTCACGGGCCGCTGTGTCGTTGTGTACAACACTTTTCCACTCATCTATCAACTCGACCACTTCGGCTCTTTTAAAGCCTGTTACGGTGGCAATTTGGGTAGGGTTGTTTCCCTTAAGCAGTTCTGAGACTACCATGTTCATACGATCAAAGTGATCAGCTAATTCAATTTCGGACATATATTAGAGTATACTCTTAGTCGACTAAAAAATCAACTAGATTTAGCTATTTTATATAGAATTAGATATCCGATAAGGTCATCAATGTCATTATCTCCAGCAAATCCCTGGTTATTCTTTACTCTATTTAATTTATCATCAATGCGAACCTTTAACTGTTCTGTTGCATCTGTTGTAGAAAATATTCTAATTGGGTTCAAGGCCGAGTCTCCGTATGATATATTCTTATCAATAAGCATATGAGCAATCTCATGGCATGCCTCCCATATCTTTGAACCAGATGGGGCACCTACAGAATGTAAATATAAATCACTGCAATTAAACTCTGACACATCTTGAAATACTGGTTTTAACATCATACGTCCATTTCTTTATATAGCTGTTTAAGTCCACGTAGTGTACCTATGTCCATATATCTGCCGCCTGGTCGAACAGATTGAATATTTGTTCCCTCATCTATCCACTCTTGAATTTGTTTTCCTGGGTGGTCTAAACTTGGATCTATGTATCTTATCATATTTTTTCGGAATAGCATAGTACCCCACATATCTTTATAATCGCAATCTGAAACCTTATCCTTTGAAGCAATTACCTTATTATCATTTGAAACAAGTACTTGTCCTACCCTGCCTTTTAATTCTCCTAGGCATTCCCATATACCTAGTACCAAATCTGCGTTAGTTTCTTTCATCATTTCTTTATATATATTTGACGGAGCATTTAAAATATAAGTGTCTGGCATTCCTACCAGCACGGTATCATTGTATTCCCCTATCATAAACTTAATTGCATCAGACATGGTAGATGGTTCTTTTACAATTAATTTAATATTCATATCCATATTTTGAATAATTGGAATCCATTCTGGTCTAGTAGACACACGAACCTCATCACATACCTCAAGCATTTGTTCTACATGCCATTGAAGCAGTGATCTTTCATCAGATATCGGAAGGCAAAATTTAGGTATGCCTCCAATTCTAGATGCTTTACCTGAAGCAGGCAATACTCCTATCGTAGCCATTCGTGATCCCTTCTTCTCGATAAAGACCATTGTTTTGAAATTTCAAAATTATTAGTCTGCTTATATTTATAATATTCTTCATTCTTAACAAACGTCTGATGATTTATATTCTTTAACTTATCATCACTATTAATTGTTTGGCTTCCTACTTCAGGAGCTGTGTCAATAGCTGTTGATACTATAGTATTTTCTGGACAGAATCTTGCAACTCTTTCATGAAAATCATTGTCTTCAAAGTAAATTGGGTAGTAATACTCATCAAATAATCCAATTTTTTCTATTACATTTTCACCTACAGAAAAACATCCATATGCATCATTTGTAAGAATTAATTTATCTGGGCCACTTAATTTATCTATTTCTTCTAAGGCGCTATCTCCCCACCTAGTATCTGCAGAAGCAAACAACCAGTATTTAGAATGAGGATAACACTTTATTGCTAAATTCCACGAAGCAGATAACCCTAGATTTGCTGGCATATTTAAAACTTTAACATTTTCTTTTTCTGTTTTAAATCCTCCACCATTATCTATAATTAAAATATTATCTATTGAATAATTAATAGAGTCAAGCATAGACTCTAATAGATCGTATCTATTTAATATTGGAACTACAAGGACTGGTATACTCATCTTTTTTTAATTAATTGAAACTTCTCTAAATATCTCTGTATCGTCATAGCAGAAACCTTACACTCGTCGGCAATTTCAGTTACCGTTTTCTTTTGAACTACATACCTTCTGTATAGCCATGTCTGACTTTGATACAACTTCATCGTTCTGTCAACACCTTGTTAGCATAATGAGCAATGCCGAATGCATCTGCCACATCAAAATCTGTTAAAGATAGATTATATTTTTTATTAAAATAATCTACAGTTCTTTGTTTACGCATATTTCTTAATTGAGTCTTATACCAAGAATCTGCGTATCCTGGATTCTTTACTCTGATAGCCGCCTTTTCGTCTTTGGTTGGGTTTTTATTTCCAATATATGCCTGCCAAGAACTAGGGGATATAGTAATAACGGAAGCGCCAGTAGACATGAGCTCAGCAATAACAACACCATAGACATAAGATAATTTTATCACGGCATCAGGGGATCTGACAAGTATTGCTCCTTCTACGGCAATGTAATCACTCTTTAACTCATCTAACATAGAACTTGTTTTAATTTTAGCGTCATGAATCTTTTCATATATATCTTGACCAACAAAATTAATCTTGCCCCACTTCAATGGCTTATCATTTTCCATAAGACAAAACGCTACTGAATTTGTAGAAGCATCAATACCAAGAACTCTGCTGGCTTTTGTTTTTACTAAATCAGCTAATTTCATCTATCATTCCTTTTATCTTAGATCTTTTAGTAATATCTATTTTCTTTTGGCAAGAAGCACACAACGGGGTATCATTATATCTACTTAACTGTGCACCACATTTCCTGCATCCACGAGCAGCGCCATTCCTAATAGCCTTTTTCTCATAATACTTTTCCATAATCCTTTTGTTTGTTGCAATTCTGCAACATTCATCAGAACAATATTTTTGGTTATGAGTTTTAGGAGTAAACTCCTTACCATTTAAACACTCTTTGTTTGCACAAATCACAATTTTGGAACCTTATAAGACTCAATTTGAACAGTTCCAATTAATCCTGCATAACATTCTTTTTTAATTGGACAATATGTGCAAGGCATCTTAGACTTTGAGGCACCTGCTGGACGCATTGGAAGGTCGCCTTCCTTAAAGTTATCCCATACTTCACACATCCATGTAAAAGCTTCTTCTATAATCTCTTTGTTCTTATCATTCATGGACACAGGAATAACAATAATCTCTTGAGTATTTTTATTCTCATAAAGGAAGAATCCTTCTTTTGCATTCTTTAGTTTCATGTATGTAAGTAGTTGAAGTAAATGATTTGTTGTAGGCTTCATCTCTGCCTGTCTTTGATCCCAGACCTCTTGCTTAGCCGTCTTAATTTCACCAATCACAGTTTCTGAATCATACTCCATAATTAAATCTATAAAACCACGAATTGGAGGATACTCGTTTACAATCTCTTCTTCTTCCGCTCTCCACTCTGGCATTGTTTTAATTAGATTCTGCAATCTTTCATGGGCTTGTGTTCCCTGTGCCATGTTAGCAACTGCTACCGCATCGTTATCATCAATAAACATAGCGCCACTAAAAGCCATATACCAATATCTTGGGCATGTTCCGTGACCATATCCAAGTGTGCTTGGACTAAATGACTTCTTAGTCATCTCTCCATCTGCACGTTTGGTATTACGATATGACTCGTCCAATAGCTGGGCAAATCTTTCAGGATCAAAATGCTTGCCTGCATGCTTCTTAAACTTAAGGTTCTTTACAATATCTCTACCCATTACTTGGCACCCATAACTTTTCTTTTCCTTTATTGTGATATCTAGCCATAACAAACAACAAGTCTGATAGACGATTTAAATACTTAGCAATGTTTGGATTAACATTTTCTATTTTCCAAACTTCACGTTCTGCTCTTCGAACAATTGTTCTTGCATTGTGTAATGGTCCTGTAGGTAAAACAAATGATTTCAACGGCTCTAAGTATTCATTGTAGTCATCAATTACATTTTCTAGATATGTCACTCTACTTTCAGATATTGTTATTGTTGGAGCACCAGCAAGCTCTGCCCCAAGATCGAACAAATCGCTTTGAACTCTTTCAATAATATCATTATACTCATCTGTTGCCATTCCAATAGCCGAATTGGCTTCGTCTACAGCACCTATGGCTTCCATTATTGAACTTGTTTTAGAAACTCTTTCATTATTAGCTGTAGAAGTTTGGCCATCATCACCAGTCTTTGTATAAATTTTACTTAATATAACCATTATGAACTGTACCTAACGACATACTTAAGTGCATCTACTAGTTTATCTATAGATTCTTTTGCTGAATAATAAATGTTTTTCTTATTATTATTTACAGTTCCAGCCTTATCTTTAGCAATTGTTGAATACACTGAAGCCATCATAGAAAATTTTGTTGACATTGCTTGTAATTCTATAATTAAGTATGGGGCTTTGGCTGAAGGAACATCTGGATTCATCAACAGCTTTACCACAATAGCAAGGGCTTTATCTAGTTGATCATCTTTCATGTATTCATGCAGTTCATTGAATTCTGTAATAGAACTAATTAACTCTAATGTATTTTTATCTTCCGCCATTTTTAGCCTTATCTTTCTTGTCTAATTTATCTATGAATAGTCCAAAAGGGTATCCAATTAAAAAACCTATTGCAATTCCAGACAGTAAAAATATTTCCATCAGATAAACCTTTGAACAATACCGTAGCCTATCCATAGACCTACGATTCCCATTAATCCTGCAAATACTGGAGGGGCAGGAATAGGTAATTTAAATATACTAAACACTGCTCCTACTGCTGCTCCTACCGCTGTAGTTAAAAATATTTCTTTCATAGCCTTTACTTATCTTTCTTATGATTTACCTTGTAAGGGCCTAAGTCGGCCTTTACGGTACCATCTTTTCTAACCCTGACAATTCTACCATTTTTAATAATAGTTTTATTAAAAGGTATTTTGTTATTTGATCCCATGGTTATCCTCCCAAAACGTAATCAGTTCTTCTAGCATTGCCCATTCAACAATACCTAATCGGACTTTTGAATCTTCTCCAATAATAATCTTCAAGCATGGATGCATGTTTCTATTTACTTTAAATGTATCTGTGCATATCTTAGCCCAAATATCTTTATTTAATGTAAAAGAAGAATTAGCTTCTTTGTAATCTACTACAAAAGAGTACCATTTAGCATCACCTTTTTGATATTGCCCCCGCCCAGAATTCTTTTGAGCTTTTGCACCATCTCTTTTTATTTCAGATCTTTCTGACATTAGTTAACCTTAAATGAGTTTTTATGACCATCTGGACATTCCCAGCTCATTGTAAGAGACATTGCATCCCAGAAATACTCTTCTGCATCCTTATCACATTTAGCGCAAGGCTTTTTGCCACCAAACTTTTCAAGTTCTACTGGCTTAATCTCTTCTTTGTTAAAGAACTCATTAAGATTTGGCACGAATTTCCTCCTGTAGTTTTGCAACTACTTTAGGATTGTCACGAAGATACTGCACTGCCTTCGCTCTTCCCTGAAATCTTTCTCCGTCTACGGTATACCAAGCGCCACCCTTTTCAACTATGCCACACATTTCTGCAACATCTAGTGTCTCTCCAATTAAATCTACTCCTAGGTTTTCTCCTTGATAGTAGAAATCATATTGTCCTGATAAATTTGGGGGACCGACTTTGTTGTAATCAATAATCCAATTGACTGGTCTGCCAACTCTTTGTTCGATAATCTTGTCACCAACTTTAATGCCAGCTTTAATAGCATTAGCTTCGGCTTCCGAAGACCATAATTTAATAACGGTAGAGGAGAAGAACTTAACTGCCATTCCGCCCGTGGGTATGTGGCTAGCATGCATAGATCCAAACTGGTTTCTCTGTTGTGAAATGAGAATAAGTAATGTATTTTTGTTTGCATAGTTTAACATTTTGACTGCGTGAGTCATATCCTTTGCTTCTGCACCGATTTGCTTAGTGTCTTGCAAATCTTTTAATTCGTTTCCATCTTTTTCAAAATAGATTGCTGGTAGCAATGCCGAGATAGAGTCAACAACAATAATATCAACTTCTGCTTCCATTAACTTGGTTGCAACATCTACCATATCATTTACAGTTTTTGCCTGTGAATAAATTAATTTTTCTGAATCTACGCCAAGACTCTTTGCCCACTCTGGATCATAAGAATGCTCTGCATCGATCCAAGCACAACTCTTGCCTTCTTTTTGTGCCAAGGCCAGCATCTGTAAGCAGAAAGAAGATTTACCAGCAGACTTATTTCCCCAAACAAGAATCTGTCTTCCATAAGCAAGCCCACCTTTAAGAGCAAGGTTTAGACCTATGCTTGGTGTTGGTTGCTTATCTACATTTACATCTACTGCTGATTGAACTCGTGCTCTTGTTTTTGGATCTAGTTTTGCTAATATATCGTCTAATACAATTTCCATTATTATTCTTTCTTCTCTCTGCTTATTATATCATTAAAATAGGTTGCCGTGAAGTCTTGGACGCTCTTTATTTTTATTTATTTTTGCGTCCAGTATTTCATCTAGGCTATGAAGAATTTGTTCTTCATTCCTCATTGCTGCGTACACATCTAGTAATCGAATAATAACGTCAGCCATTTCTTCAACTACTTGTTCACTTCCTTTAGATTTTCTAATTGCTTCTAATACTTCAGTAACTTCTGAATGTACAAGTGCAAGTTTGTTTCCAATCTTGTCATGAGAATATTCTCCATCCCAAAATCCTTTCTCTCTTGCTGTTTCATGAAGCATTGCTGCTAATGCGTCAAGTCCGTAGTCGGCTAAAATTTCATTGCTGTTCAACTTTGTCCCTTAGACTAAATGTAAATGATGGGCCTTCCTCATCATAATCTATTACCAATTCTTTTTCTGATGCTCCTGCATCTAAAAATCTTAGAGTAGGAACAGTTAGCTTTCCGTATTCTTCTAAAACAGCAACCAATACTTGGTTAATGCTTATCGAAGTAACTAAACCCTCTATGTCATCTGTCATTTTATCTCCTTAATATTTAAAGTCCCGTCATCAAGTTTTGATATAATGACCTGACATTTCATTCCCTCACGCATTTTAGCTAAGGCAATCTTATATAAACTAGAGAAAACAATTGCTCTAGTTAGGTTTTTATCCTTATCAGATAATACTATATGTGCCATGGTTTTACCAGCCTTTGTTTTATAAGGTGTAAAATCAACAACCATATATTCTTTTTCTGTTAAATCGTATTCTTTTCTATATAAAAAGTCTACAAATGTATCTTTTGAATCTGGAGTAATATCTTGAACCTTTACATATTTAGCAATTCTATTATCTCCGACTAAAATAAAATACATCTGACCAGTCTCTATAGGCGTTTGTTCATTATGAAATAGTCCTATGGCTCCAGTTTCATCTACAAGTTCTACTCTAGCCCAGCCAGTTCCACGTTTAATTGATTTAACCATTCCAAACATTACAAATGCTCCAAGATCATCAAACTCAGATATTGGTCTGGCCTGAGATTTAATTCTTGGAGGAAGATCTAAATTAAATGTAGGTATACCAAGGTACTCGTAGTAATTTTCTTTTTCCTTACCGTCTCGTAAGTTATCATCAAATGCCGCACCACCGATGGCGTTTAATGCAGATATTGCTCTGCTATTAATACCGCTACCCTTTGCAGAAGCCTTTTGAATAAAATCAGCATAATCAGAGTAAGGTCTTTTTTCTATAATCTTATTTGCAATACTATCTGATATAAACTTAACTTCGGCTAATCCAAATCTGATAGAATCTTTTTGCAATGAGAAGTATATGTCTGATTCATTGATATGTGGTAAAAGAACTTTAAGACCTAGTCGCTTAGCCTCGATTAAATATTCCGTACGAACATCTTTATCGTTTTCGTTTTTAAGAATTGAAAACATAAATTCAAGAGGGTAATAAGTTTTAAGCCAAGCCGTATAATAACTAAGCATGGAATAAGCAACAGCATGAGAACGGTTAAAAGAGTAGCCAGCATGAGCCTCGAAATCATGCCATAAATGCTGGGCTTGTTTTTTGCTAATATGCTTCTCAGCCCCCTGTATAAACTTATCTTTGAATTGATCGAATTCTTTTGCATCTTTCTTCTTTCCAATAATCTTACGAACCTTGTCAGCTTCTGCCCAAGTCATTCCTCCTAGGTGTACGCAGGCCTGCATAACTTGCTCTTGATAAATAATAACACCATAAGTATTTTCCGTAAATGGTTTCATTATATTATGAACATACTGAACTGCTTCCTGCCCATGTTTTCTTTTAATGTAAGAAGCACCTACTGTATTCATAGCTCCTGGTCTAACCAAAGCGTTAGATGCTGCAAGGTCTTCGAACTTGTCTACGCCCATCTTAATCAGCAAGTTGGTATATGGAGTTGCTTCTGCTTGGAACACACCCTTTGTATAACCTTCGCTAAGTGTTTTGTATACCTTACTATCATCTAAAGGAATCTCAGAAAGATTAATTTGTTTACCAGAACGGTCTTTAATAGACTTTAATGTGTCTGCGATAACCGACAATGTCTTAAGACCTAGAGCATCCATCTTAATCAATCCTATGTCTGCAACGGTATCCATGTCATATGCAACTACTGGTATTCTTCCAGATACATCATCATCGGAATCCGCCCTAGACTCTACTGGTGCAAATTTTCTTAAATCATCTTTGGCAACGACTACACCTGCTGCATGTACGCCAACGGACCTAATCTTTCCACGCAATCTTTCTGCAAGCCATACTACCTCTGGGTATTTAATTCTAAACTCTTTAGTATTTGGTGAATCCATAAAGTCTTCAAACGTGTCTATTTGTTTTAATGCACGATTAACATCTGATAATGGAACCATAAATACACGAGCAGCATCTCTAATTACACCCTTGTCTTTAAAATAAGTGTAAGTGGAAATAGAAGCAACGTGCTTGAACTTCTTCTTTAGATAATCTTTAACCTCTTTGCGACGGCGGTCTTCAAAGTCTGTATCAATATCTGGAAAGTCATTACGCTCTGGGTTAATAAATCGGAAAAACAATAAGTCATATTTAATTGGATCTACATCTGTAATTCCTAGGGCATAGCATACAAGGGAGCCAGCGGCGGAACCACGACCTGGCCCAACCATAATATTATTATCCTTTGCCCAGTTAACCATATCTGCTACAACTAGGAAATATGAAGCAAATGATTTATCTTTAATTATAGATAACTCTTCTTCAATTCTGTCTAAGTAGACCTGCTCTTTGTCCAGATCTAGCCTTTTAAGGCCTTCTAAGGCCATCTGGCGCAGTTTCTGGTCAGCATTGGTCTTAGGGACAGGCAGAAGGTCTAGACCCTGGTAAAAGTCGTATTCCTCAATTTTAGAGGCTATCTCCATAGTATTGGTATATATATCTGTTCTATCTATGCCAGCTTTTTTAAAATCCGCCTCTATTTCAGCCCTAGTCTGAATAAATAAATTATAGTCTACAAATGATATTTTCCTATCAGGATAAAGATAGTTAAATCTATCTAACATATCTTTCATCTGACGAGACATTTCAAAGTCTGCTTCTTTATCTGCTTTTGGAGATGTAGATAGAATAAGCATGGCCTCTTCTAATATACGGTCTTCTTCTTTAGCAAAGTGGGCATCTCCAGTTGCCACCGCTTTAATTTTAAGTTCATCTGCTAAAGATAGCAGGCCTTCGTTTATTTCTTTCGGATTGTGAGACTGAACCTCAACATAAAAATCTTCACCGAAATTCTTCTTAAAATCTTTGAGAATAAGTTTAGCTTCAGAGAACTCATTCTTCTCGATACACTTAGAGATAAGACCATTAAGGCATCCAGACAATACAATAATACCTTCCGAATATTCATTAAGTATCTCCCTATCAATACGTGGCTTGTGGTAAAAACCTTCGTTCCATGCAAGTTCCTGCAAAATATTTATATTCTCTAAACCCTTTTTATTTTTAGCAAGTAAGATGATATGGTTATAAGCTTGAATTGATTTATCTGTTTTAGATGCTCGATCAAATCTATCTGTAGGAGATATATAGGCTTCTACTCCAAGAATTGGCTTGATGCCCTGCTCTTTACAGGCTATCTGCATTTCACGATGTGATCCTAATGTTCCATGATCTGTAATCGCTAACGCTGTTTGCCCAGCATCTTTTGCTGCTTTTACAAGTTCAGCAGGAGAGTTAAGGCCATCCATTAATGAATAATATGAATGCACATGTAAATGTGTAAATGACATTAACTCCCCGCCTTTAATTTGAACTTACCAGTCTACGCTGCTAGATGAAGCAGAAGACTCTTCTGTATTGCCACCGTCACCCATATAAAAAGCTTCTTGCTCTGCATATGGAACATGACGTACTGCTGTTTTTTCTAGGTCATACAACTCTAGCGCAGAAAAATCAAATGGTGTCTCGTCTTTTGCTAGTGGAATAATTGTATAACTGGTGTCTGTTTTTGAACCATTGCGCTTGATTCTCCACATCAGGTTTGTGATGCTTCCCATCTCGCCAGCGTATTCAATTAAGGTAGGTGTAATTGTTTTACCACTTGTACCTTGTGAAAGAATTGCAACATATGGCTCTTCTTTACCATCGTCTACCAAGACGTTGATATATAGGCGGGTCCTGGCCTTCCAGCCAGCCTTTGGATCTTTGCGATGTTGTTCGTTTGCCCAGTCACGTCCTTCTGACTCCATTGTGTCTAGAGCCTTGCGACGATAATCTTTTGGGTTAGTGTGCTCTAATGCGATAAATCCGCAACCAAGCTTATCATTATAGTTAGGTGAATCTGGATCAAGTTCCTGTAGGAATCTAATCTTTACGCTTTCGCCGTCTTCAATCTTTAACCAACGGCCTTTGTTTTCGTCCCCACCGCTATAGGTAGGTTTGTCGAGTGCTTTGTTTAGGTCTTTTAGACCTTTTACTATACTCATATGTATCTCCTTGTTTGTAGTTGATGGTATATATCCATCTGTGTTTTCATTATATCATGAGTTCCAGGATCTGTATTCCATGTCGGATACAGAATTTTTAATACAAGCTTTTATCTCCTCGTCGGTTAAATCGCCAGCATCTTTTGCACCATGAGGGTATATCTTACCATATTCGTACGAAGCCCACAAGAGGTCTTTGAACTTTAATTTATTGGCTATGCTGT